CTGGATTATATCCGTCGCCTGCACCATAAAAGAACCATCTTAACGATAAATAGTCAAATAATTTATCATTCATTCCATTTGAGCCGACCATCTTGGTATTTGGACCAGCGCTCGCAAGTTGCTGAATAGCCGCAGTTCCTAAAGCATAATTGTAATACCACAAATTAGAAATATATCCATCAAATCCACCATTCATTGCCACATAAACATCGCCGTAGTTTTGTTTCGGTACACCAACCAAGTTAACACTTCGCGCAATGGTTCCATTCACATATACATCGAGCGTCGTATTTTGGCACCTTATGATAACGTTAACCCACTTATTCAGAGGAATATCCGGTATCATCAATTCTTCATTTATCACGTGAAAGGTATTCATCATCACGACAAGTGTATTCGTGTTCGGCGCAATATATAATCCGGGCGCGTTGTTTGGTTGAATTAAACCGTTCTCTGCTAAATTACTATTTCCCTTGCTAAAAATGTGTTTATATGTTCCGGCATTTCCAGATTTATTTAGATTGTCGATGAATAACCATACAGACCACGTGAACTCTATGCCATTAGTCGCATCAACAGATCGATAAATAGTAACCGCGCCGTTGCTACTGGGATCTTGCTCAAACACGATCATTTGTGACGCGTCAACCATGCCATCTATGAGATGCGGAGATTCGCTCGGCTTCAAAAAATAAGACATGACTGAAATACCGACTCTTAATAAGATAACAAAGGCAAAAATCACCAATACTAAGAATGCGAATTTGGCTATTAAACTATTAGACTCTAAAAATTCGCTGGTCCCAAAAGTTCCACTATTTGTCGAAAATGAATTAAAAGTTCCATTGCTGCTCATTATATATATATTAAATAAATAAGAAAATTAAATAGTTGCGAACAATTAAATAGTTATACTACTTTGCGTATTTCCATTTTCTACTAAAGATACTTGAACTTGATAAGCACCAAACATATTTGTCCACGAAGAATATCCGCGAGAGTATATATTCCAAGCCTCCTGAGGATTAATAGAGTTGGGGATGTATTGTAATTTAGATGTCCAACCATCAAACCCGCCAGTAGGTGTCACGTAAATATTCGAATTATTGTTAATGTTTGCGACACCAGGTAACAAGCAGGTTCTGACAAGTTTACCATCAATGTAAACATCCAATGTTCTTCCATACACACTCATGGTCAAATTTACCCACTTCTGAATGGGAACATTTGACACGGAACACGTATGAACAACGGTGGTTCCTCCAGGTGTTGTTGGTTGCTGGTCAACCCCTGGGAAACATCCTAAAGAAATGGAAATATTATTCTCAGCAGCACCCAAAACAACTGCCGGGCACGGGTCTAGGCCGCTTATACCTTCGACAGAACCGCTTCCTTGTCCACTTGTAGCACCCATTCTGCCAAATATCACCTTAGGCTCACCATAACGATAATTCCAGTTATTCACGTAAAACCACACGGAATACGCGAAATTGCTGGCCGGCACATTACTTCCGTTTGTTGCTAAAGATGAAGCTGAAATTATAGAGGAGGTTTTACCATCCTGTATGCCTTGAAGCAGATATGGATCTGTAAAAGTATATCTTAATAACATCAAAATAAGTACAACCACGATAATTGTAATCACGATACTTAAGGGACTCATCGTATAATATAGACGTAGAAATTTTCTAATTAAATTAGTGAATTAATTAGAAAATAAAATTTGGCTTGGTGAGCGAATTACTTAAATAGCCGCCTTTATTGACGAGTTCACCTGATCAATATTTTGGGCTAAGATTGTTTTATTTGAATCGTTAAGAACCGGTGGGGTTCTGTTTTTAACCATGTTGTATAAATAATATATGTTTGACGCGTTTAAAGCGCGTTTAAAATAAACAACATTACATATTCCCCCGTTAATACCATTCTCCTCTCCAATTGTTAAATTATCAATTGTGTAATAGGGCACCACTCCTACACTTGATTTAACGAGATCGCCGTTTAAAAATATATCCAAAACGCCGCCGCTGTAGTTAATGATTATATTGTTCCATTTCTGTAGTAATACATTGTCGTTTGTATAAATAACTCTGTTACCGTCTTCATCAAAATCCGTCAATTTATTATTAGTGATTTTAGAGAGATCCTTTTGATTCATAACTATTTTTAGCGTATTCGTGTCGCCCTTATAAAGGACATTTGGCTTGTTTCCGAAATTCAATAGTGACGTGTATTTGCTATAAGACTGGTTCGTGTTTGGAGGAGACGCGTCTAAAAAGACCCAAAAGGAAATAGCATACTGGTATTCGAAATTATCGGTTCCATTTAGATCTTGATAGGTTCCTAATGAATACACCGAATTTGTATAAACAGGCTTATTTACGAGCTGTGTGCCGCCTTGAGTATTTATTATATTGAATACAGATGGCGTATAATAATACGCAACTAATAATGCTGATGCGACTATTACCATTAATAATGACCCCATTGTGTTTGAGTCTGCCTTACCTGATATGATATTACCAATATTATCAAATAGACCACTAAAAAAACACGGAATATAAAAGATGGTGTTCATTATCATTGAAAAAAACGCATTTTTGTTCGCGTTGCCGGCTGGTAAACGAACCACGACTGTTTTATATATCAAACCAAGCACTAATATAACAACCAATAAATTTAATACAAGGCTTACTATGCCAGATTTTCCCGCGAAATGTTGAACATTATAAACCACCCAAGCAATTATTAGCCCGGATATAACAATCCCGAATAAAACCAACAAGGAACGTTTGAATATGTTTAATTTACCATTTGTTACCGAATTGTCGCTCACGTCTGAAAATACACTGCCGCCTATTAAGATCGACCATAAAATACAAATTAGTAGCACTATAACCATTGAGCCTCCAGCCATTTCTTTATCGTTGAAAAATCCTCCAGGATACTTTGCGATTACAATGGCAATTACTATAATAAATAGCAGAAAGCCTATGCTACTAAACGTTGAAAGCTTTGTAAAATTATCCAGGAAATTGCTTGTTTGTGATCCTGTTGGCGTAGAAACAACCTTGTCGGGCAGTGTTAATAGAACGATTAGGTATAAAAAGGCAAAAACCGCGATTATAATTGTGAGCAGTAGTGAATATCCAAAGTATTTTTGAATATATCCGCCTGGGTCAGCATTGTAATAAATAATAAAGGTAGTGATCAGACAGAACATCAATATCATTGTTTTAATCCGTTCATAATTTACGTTAAACTTTTCAACATAGTTACCTGCGGCCCCCAAATAAAACATGAGCGCGCTGCCAATGAGAGTAATCGGGGCTATAATATGGGCATATTTGTTAATGGTTTCGCCTGGTGTTATCATGAAAAATAATATTAATCCGATTGTATAAATAACAACATAGGTCACATTACTAATTTGTTCAAATAAGTTCTTAACCTCTTTAAGGTTTGGTAATAGTGCTATACATATTCCTACTACTAGTAGAATAAAGCATAATACTACCAATGTATCCGCAACTGCTTCTTGTGTTGATTTACTAGGTCTACCTTTAAAGGGGTTTGGGACCTTGTTCATAAAACAAATTAAAAGAACAATCAACAAAACTATAAATGCCAGGAGAGCATATAATATTGATGGCGTTTTTAAGGCCGGCAAAACATTTGTATTTGATGATGTGGTAGGATCCATGATATGTTATTATATTATTATAAGACAATAATATTAAAATAATAATCTAAACTGGCTGGCCCATTGGAAATTTTTGTTCTACTAGTTTGCGTTTTATTTGCGACAGTCCTTTATGATTTACATATTTTCATCTGCGGTTTTTCTACCATGACAGTTACGGCATAGCGCAATTAGGTTTTGAACATCATTCCCGCCGCCATATTCTAAGCGGACTTTGTGATCAATTTCGAAGGTATGATCTAGTTGCGATTTACAGTTACCGCATTTCCAGTTTTGATTCGAAGCAACGTATTTCTTTTTTGTCTCGCTGACAGAGCGTTTGGTGCCATTTTTACCCGAGCTGGTTATTCTTCTCTCTCCGCAAAACCCCGGGGAACTAATTCCATTGAACGATTCCATAAACCCTGCTTCGTCGGTCTCGTTTTTAGACGTGAAATCAATTATAGGGCTCAACATGTCCAATGAAGACTTGTCGATGGGCATAAGTTTAACAACATTGTTCGCGTATAACAACATATTTCTTCCTTGAGAAGGGTTGCGTTTAAGCATTAAATATATACCTACACCAAGTAGAACATAAAAAATCATTCGGTAATATTTTTTGAACGACAGTAGCATTTTTGTATATTTTCCATCCATATATGCGTTATATACAAAAAATGCTGTCAATCCTAATACAAATATTTCTAATCTCATTGTATATAATAAAATAATAATAAAATTATAACCGTAATATTATAAATAAATAATAAATAATAAATAAAATATATATAAATACTATATACGATGAATCTATTGTTTTTTGTAGGAATGTTGACATTTTTGTCATCTGTTTCATCGTTTAAAGGTCTGCGCGGCACCGATTATACAAGTGATGCGCTAAATGATCAGATAACCAGCTTACCTGGGCTTACTACTAAATTGGAATTCAATCAATTCAGCGGCTATTTAAACTTACCTAGCACTGAAAAACAAATACACTATTGGTTTGTGGAATCAGAGACGGCCCCTGCCGAGGACCCACTTGTTTTC